CTTGTCTATGTATTGGAAGAATCCAACACAAGGTGCAAGAAACGAAGCAGCAAAAGCCTTACAGGAACTTAGGAAAAATCCTAAACCTATCGGCTTGTAAAAAAGTAGGGGATACGTTTTTTTAAGGAGATAAACCATGCCTATCGGCGGCGGTATTATTCCAGCAACGGGGTCGTCCCAATATACCGAGTTGACTTACGTTACTCGCCGGGCGTTTATCCCAAAGCTGGTCGTTCAGCTTTACAACAGTACACCCTTGCTCGCAGCATTGATTGCTAACAGTCAGTCTGCCTCTGGTGGTGTGTCCTCCGTAACCGTACCCGTTCAGGGCGCTCAGTTTGTAAACGCGCAATGGTCTGATTACTCTGGTTCGTTTAATCAGCCTTCAGTCCAGCAAGGTGCGTTCAATGCTGAATACGACCTGAAGTTGATGATTGCTCCCGTACCGTTCCTCGGAATGGAAGGTGCAGTTCAGCAAGATGCGGCTATCATCCCCTTGATTGAAGCGCGTATGAATGACGCGATGAACGTTATGATGGATGCAATGGCAACAGCCTTGTACAACAACACTACAAATACGCAACAGTTTATCGGTTTGCCTGCTGCTGTTTCAGCTTCCGGCACCTACGGTAACATTTCGCGTAGTACATATTCTTGGTGGCAGTCTGGCTCCTATGCAGCCGGTAACGTCAACCCCACCCGTCAGAACATTCTTCAGTACATCTCCGGTACCGTTAAGAAAGGTGCGGAAGTGCCTTCATTTGGTATTTGCGGATTTGGTACTTGGACCTTGCTGGCACAGGACTTTGTGGGACAAGAGCAATATGTCATTACCCCTGGACATGGTTTTGATGGCGATGCAAATGGTCCTCAAGCTGCGTTCCGCGCATTGATGGTTGCTGGTGTACCTATTTATCCAGACCCTTACTGCCCTGAAGGTACTGTCTACTTCCTGAACACTAATTACTTGTCTCTGTATATCCATGAGCAAGGTTCGTTTGTGTTTACCGGATTTGAGTCGACTCTACCTAATTGGCAGATTGGCTATGTTGGCGCTGTTATCATGATTGCGGAAATGGTCTCGACCAAACCCAAGAGCATGACAGTGGTGTCTGGCTATAACTCTATTTCACTATAAGGAGATAAGCCATGTCATTATCAGCAAACAAGATTTTACTAGCAAACGCGTCTACGAACGGTGCTGGTGCATATTTTCAACCTTACTACCTGACCAACGGTTCAACAACCGCTGTTACGATTCCTGGTGGTATTTACTGGATTATGCCCACGGGTAACGTGACCATTGAGTTCAATACCAACTTGTCTGGAAACATTTCTAATGCTTCTTGGACGGTTGCTGTTGCAAACAATACAGGCGGTTTGATTTTGGCTGACGGTACAAATGTGCGTGCTAACGTGTTAGCAGGTAACGTGTCCATCATCCTTTATGCAACCAATGGCGGTCAGAACGTATCTGGAACATATAACGCTAGTTAAGGAGGTGTTCCATGTCTAACGTAGATTCCGTAGGCCAGAATACAGGGGCGAGTTTTGGTAACTTTGCCCTTAGTTCCGCAACTGGCGTGTCCTTAGCTGCAACAGGAAACGCTGTTGTTTCATTGCCTATTTTGAGTGGTGGTTTGACCAAAGGTAATTCTGTTGTTACTTCTGGTAGCGTGATTATTCGCCGTATCACTATTCAAAACCCTAGTGCCAACGTATCAACTGGAAATATCACGATATACACATCGAACGATGGTAATACCAGTAATGCGGTAACAACTTCAGGCGGTACGTTATTGACTAACATGACTGCAACGGGAACGTGGCAAGACCTGACTATCATTTCGCCTTATTTGGCAAATGCGGTTTCTGGTTATAACACGCAAGCGTTGTATGTTGGCGTAGTTGCTAACGTAGCTGCAACCGTTGATATTCGCGTGTATGGCGATGTGGTGAGTTTCTAAAATGACATTAGTCAGTGTGACGAATAAATGGGTGAAGCCGGTAGAGGCGAGTTTTGAATATGTTCTCTATCGCTTTCCTGTAAATGAAGCCGTGGAGATTCCGGTTGAAGCGGCGCGTCACATCTTTGGTTATGAGCAAGAAAATAAAGTGCCATACCTCACACGTCTGGCCTTTATCCAAACAATGAATGATATTCCAGAAGGTATTAAAATTCTGGAGAAGTTTAGAATTACGGAGGCAACTCCGAAACCAGACCACTTCATATCCCCGGTGGTGGAGAGAGTACCCCTGCCTAACGCAAGAAAGGCGGGGGGAAATATCCGCGCTGCTTAACATGAGAGATAAATGTCTCAAACACTTGGCGGGTACATTACGCAACTCAGATATTTGCTGCATGATGCAAATGCAAATTTCTATTCTGATACGCAACTAACAACCTATATCAACAATGCGCGTGAACGCGTTGTTCGTGATACAGGTGCGCTACGCACCATACAAACAACTACTGTTCCTACTTCCCCTTCTGCTGGTGGCCAAGCCCCGGTGTTGTGGACCGCAAATACCGCAGTCACAGTAGGCCAACAGCTAGTCAGTAATATCTACACTTATCAAGTTACAACGGCTGGTACAACAAGCTCGACAGCACCGGCTTACCCCGGTAGTAGTAATACAAACTATAGCGGTAATGTTTACCCGCCTAGTACGCCCTTTCAAGACGGCACTGCTTATATACAATATGTGGGCAATGCTGAACAAATCAACTATGTATCTCTACCTTCAGGTCTTCAGACGCTAGATATAATTAACGTCAACCTGTATTGGGGAAATACGCGCATACCTCTACGTTACTTGCCCTGGACTCAGTTCAATGCAGAGTTACGTTTTTGGCAGAATTATATTGGGCGTCCTATCTGCTACACCCAGTATGGACAAGGTTCTATTATTATTGCGCCGGTACCAGACAATATATACACCGTTGATTTAGATACGGTTTTATTGCCTACGGCTTTGGTTAATAGTTCAGATGTTGACCCTATCAATGACCCGTACTATTCACCGGTTATTTTCTACGCGGCTTACCAGGCTAAGTTCTATGAACAGTCTTATGGTGAGTCAGAGATATTCAAGCAAGAATATATAAAGCAAACTCAGGCCGTACTGGTGTCTATATCTACCAGACGGATGCCAACTCCTTACTCGACACCTTTCTAACATGGCCGCCGCAGAACAGAAGAAATCGTATGCGGTTGTCAAACAGTTTGCAGGTGTTGACACCAAGGCTAATAGAACAGCTATCAAGGAAGAAGAATTTTCTTGGCTTGAAAACGCTATGCCTATTGGCTATGCAAACCTAAAGATTACACCCACATATTCCAATGTTGGTTCAATTACGTTTGCTAATACCGTTACCAACTTTACCTCGGTCAACATAGGTTTATACGATTATTTGTTAGCGTTTCAAGCTGACGGTTCTTTGCAAGCAGTAAACGTACAGACTTTAACCTTAAGCAATGTAGCGGCCGCGGGTATTTTTACTGGTGATGGCTTAACTAACGTAGGCCAGTGGCAAAATACAAATGCTTTAATAGCTGATTCTAATAAAGGTTTATACAGTTGGGATGGCACAAATCTTATAAACGTAGGTTCGGTTGGTACAATTGGTATTGTAAGCGGTGGCTCTGGCTATACATCACCACCTGCTGTAACGATTGGTGCGCCTAACCAAACCGGCGGCCAACAGGCTTTTGCAACCGCAAGTCTTACTGCAAACGCGGTTAGCTCAATCATTTTGACCAATGCTGGAAGCGGATACACTTCACCGCCCACAATTACTTTTAGTGGAGGCGGTGGTTCAGGCGCTAACGCAATATCTCAATTAGTTACTTTTGCTACTGGCACTATGTCTGTGCTGGTAACAAATGGTGGAGCAGGATATACCAATGCAGCTAATACCGTGGTCACTATCACGGGTGGAGGTGGTGCAAACGCTAACGGTACTGCAATCATTTCGGGAAACATAGTTACTCAAGTGATTATGAATAACTATGGTACCGGGTATACAAACACATCCAATATTGTAGTGACCATTACTGGTGGTGGTGCTACGACCAATGCTAAAGCTACTGGTATTGCTCAGACTAATCCGATTGTTGGCGTAGCGTCTTTCTCTGGTCGTGTATGGGTGGCGCAAGGAAGAACCATAACCTATTCATCTTCAATAGGATTTACGGACTTTTCTACTGTATCCGCAGGTCAGATTGTTTTGACTGATTCAACCCTGCATGGAAATATTCAGCAGTTATTGTCTGCAAATAACTTTTTGTACATATTTGGCGATGACTCAATCAACGTCTTTTCCAATATACAAGTGCAGTCAAACGGCACCACCATCTTTACTAATACTAACGTCAGTGCGTCAGTAGGTTCAAAACGCGCATACGCAATATTTCCGTATTTCCGTTCAGTATTGTTTATGAATGATTATGGTATTTATGCTTTGGTAGGTTCTACAACTTCAAAGCTGTCTGACCCATTAGACGGAATCTTTCCTTACATAGACTTTACTAAACCTGTAAGTGCAGGCCAGGTGTTGTTAAACAACATTCTGTGTTCAGCCTTTAATTTCTACTACACAGGCGGTCAAGGTACTGTATCTACAAGCCGGTATATACAAGCGGTATTCTTTGAAAAGAAATGGTTTTTTACCAGTGGAGATGCTACACAGAAGTTTGTGACTTCGGCACCAGTTGGCGGTAAAATAAATTTATATGGCACAAACGGTACATCGTGTGTGCAAATGTATTCAAATACAACGGGTAATGTAAGTAGTTATGTGCAGACTGCTTTGATGCCAATGGGAGACCCCATACGCACCAAGCAATCATTGAAGGTGGGTATTGAAGCAACTCTGACCACAGGTGCAAGTGTAAGCGCTACTATTGACTCAGAGGCCGGAAGCCAAACAATACCATATTTGGCAGCAACAACATTTGTAAGTTGGATTAATGCCAGTGGAGTAACAATACCCTGGAAAAACAATTCAAATGCAACAGTAGGCTGGTCAAGCGGTACAGGTTACACGTTATACAAGTCTGACGCATCAAACTGGGGAAAATACTTAGGAATGACAGTAACTTCAAACAGTGCTGCTTTCGTCATCAACGGATTTGAGTTCGAGCATGAACTTAGAGTGAGGTTCTAAAATGGCTGTTCCATATACATTTGCTAACGCAACTACATCAATTCCCTTGTCGCAGTTGGACAGCAATTTTGCCACCTCGATTACGTTGGGAGCCACCCCAGTTGCTTTAGGTAATACTTATACAACTCTGGCTAACGTGACTTTTAGTAATGTCACTATTAGCAACGCTGTAAGTGCCAACTTGTCATCTAATGCAACAGTTGATGGTACAAACAAAGTTGGATATTTAACGATTCCACAAGATTTACAAACAGGTAATTACACCATTACTTTAGCGGATGCAGGCAAGCATATTTACTATGCAACCAATGCAGCAGCTACGTTTACAATACCAAACAATGCAACCACAGCGTTTACTGTTGGTACAGCAGTGTCTTTTGTAAACCTGTCAAACACAAACGTCACGATTACCATATCAACGGATACGATGTATTTAGCCAACTCAGGCAATACAGCTAACCGTACTCTAGCAACTTATGGTTTAGCTTCCGCACTTAAAGTTGCAAACACTACCTGGATTATTTCTGGAGCAGGTTTGACATGAGTGGAATATTACAAGTTTTATTGGCTTCACTAACGGGGGGCAACTGCTGGTTATACTGTTATTCAGTCATTTACGGCTACAAGTAGTTGGACTGCGCCTACAGGCGTCACATCTGTCAACTATTTAGTTGTTGCAGGGGGCGGTAGCGGCGGTAATTATGTTGCAGGTGGCGGTGGTGCAGGAGGGTTGTTACAAGGAACTGCAACTGTTACCGCAGGAACAACATATACCATAACTGTTGGTGGAGGCGGTGCTGCTTCAGTTGGTACAACTCCCCCAGGAAATCCGGGTACCGCATCTTCTATTAGTGGTTCAGGTTTTAGTACCATTTCAACCGTAGGTGGTGGTGCGGGCGCTGGCTTATCACCCGGTTCAAGCGCAACAACAGGCGGTTCAGGTGGTGGTGGTAGTTATGGTTTTATCCCCGGTGCATCAGGAACTCCCGGACAAGGAAACGCTGGAGGAAGTGCTGTTAGTGGAGGAAATTATCCGGGGGGCGGCGGTGGAGGCTCAGGTTCAGCAGGTGGTACGCCACCAAGCACTTCTTCTAATGGTGGAAATGGTGGAACAGGTACTGCATCCACTATAAGTGGAAGTAGCGTAACTTATGCCGGAGGTGGTGGTGGTGCTAGCGGAACACCGGGCGCTGGTGGTTCAGGTGGTTCGGGTGTTGGTGGTAACGGTGGTACTTATGTAGGTACTAGTGGCGCATATAGTTCAGGTACAACTGCCGGGGCTGTAAATACTGGTAGCGGTGGCGGCGCAGGAGGCGCACCGAACACTGGTGGTACAGGTTTAGGTCTTGGCGGCAGCGGCATAGTCATTATTTCTTATACTGCGCCTGTACAAGCAACTCTGACATTTACGGGTTCTAGTTCTTTTGTAGTTCCTACTGGTGTTACTACAGTAAATTACCTTGTTGTTGCGGGCGGTGGTTCCGGTGGAAGTCAAGAAGGTGGTGGTGGTGGCGCTGGTGGATTCTTAACTGGATCAAATTTCACAGTTTCTGCCGGTACAACATATACTATTACTGTAGGTGGTGGCGGTGCAGGAGTTTCAGCAGGTGTTTTTTCTATTGGTGCAACTGGTGCAAATTCGTCATTCAGTACTATAACTGCCTATGGTGGCGGTGGCGGTGGAAGTACTAATACTTCTGCTTTAAGCGGTGGATCTGGAGGTGGTAGTGGAGCCGGTGGATCAGGTAGTGGTTCCGTTGGTTCGGGTGTATATCCAGGCTCTACATATATTAGTTCTGCTAGACAAGGTTATGATGGTGGAGCAGGTGTAGGAAATACAGGACCAAATTATGGTGGAGGCGGTGGAGGCGGTGCAAGTGGACCTGGAGGTGTTGGAACTGGAACAACAGGTGGTGCAGGTGGTCTTGGTGCAAACTCAAGTATTTCTGGAATATCAACATCTTACTCTGGTGGAGGTGGAGGTGGAGTATTCAATGGAGGAACTGGAGGAACTGGAGGTAGTGGAGTTGGTGGTAACGGAGGTTATCCATCAGTTGTAGCAACTTCTGGTACAACAAATACCGGTGGAGGAGGCGGTGGAGGTTATAATTCTACGCCAGGAAGTCCTTCAGGATCAGGTTCAGGCGGTTCAGGAATAGTTATTATTAAGTTTAATCAATAGGGGATATTGATGAGAGGAAAGCTATACAAATTGTATGGCATCAACGTAGCAATTGAACTGCTACGGCCTGGTGCTAAATGGGAATATAACGGGCATGGTTTTACTAAGTGGGATGATGAAAGACCTGTACCCAGTGTTGAAGAAGTCAATGACGTGATGGAAAAGATTAGAGCATTTGAAGATTCTATTCCTACGTTATGGACAAAAGAACAGTTAGAAAAGATACAGAAGCAGGAAGAAGATTTTGAGCGTGCAGTCGGATGATTACACACAATCTTTTCCCAACAGCAGTCAGTTTTTTTGATTTTGGTACAGATTTAACGGAAGTTGAGCTTAACTTTATAAAGAACCAAGAAGTAAGAAACAATGATGGAAACAAAACAAGTGTGAACAATAACTTGTTTGATTGTCCTGAAATTGCAGAGATTGCTCGGTTTTGTGAAGAATCTGTAGCAGAGTATTTTAAAGAAATTTATGCACCTAAGTTTGAAGTACAGCCCTATATCACGCAGTCATGGGCTAACTTTACTGACAAAGGGCAATGGCATCATAAACATGAACACCCTAATTCGTTTGTATCAGGAGTGTTTTATGTACAGGCACAGCAGGATATAGATAGGATTTACTTTTACAAAAACGGTTATCAGCAGATTAAATTACCTACTGACAACTACAATTTGTATAACAGTGATTCATGGTGGTTAGGTGTTAAGACGGGACAGTTAATATTGTTTTCATCGCATTTAACTCACATGGTACAGACGGTACAAACAGACGAAACACGCATTAGCATTTCTTTTAATACGTTTCTTAAAGGTTATGTAGGAAACAATATGGAACTAACTGGTTTGCATTTAGGAGCTTAACATGGCGCATTTTGCACAGATAAACGAAAACAACATAGTGGTTCAGGTGATTGTAGTTGACACCAAAGACACCTCAACCGCAGATGGTGTTGAAAAAGAATCAATTGGTGAGGCTTTCTGTGAGCGTCTGTTAGGCGGCACTTGGAAGAAAACCAGTTACAACACTTTAGCCAATAAACATACAGGCGGTGGCACTCCTTTGCGCGGCAATTATGCTGGTATTGGTTACACTTATGACCCGACAAATGACGTGTTTTATCCTCCACAGCCTTTTCCTAGCTGGTCTATTTCAGCAGCAACTAATTGGGTTTGGGAAGCTCCTGTAGCTATGCCTTCAGATGGCAAATCTTATTTTTGGAATGAAGATTCTAAAACCTGGGTTGAACAACCTTCTTTGGTGTAATTATGGCTATTAATTCAGCGTT